CTTAACTGAACGTGGAAAAAATACATCTTCAACTGGAAGTTTCTTGAACATACCCTTAAACTCTTCTATAAAATCTATCACATCTTGTTCAGTTCCATTCATGATAAGTTTAAATGCTTTCTTGAGAGCATTTCTACATGGTTCTGGAGTAGAACTCTTAACTGCTTCAATTCCCATAATTTTCAGTTTAGGCTCCTCATACTGAACACCTTCTGAATTATGAACATTCAGAACATAATGTTTTTTAGCAACCCAAATTCCAACATCAGCAAGAACCTCTCTTTTCATTACCATTTTTTGTTGGAAAGCATTCACATATTCTGCTAGTTCATTATAACATTTATCAATTACATTCTGCAGTTTTCCATCACAAACATTATCCATGAATTTAATAATTTGTTGTGTATCTTTTAATCCTACCTTTTCAATCAAAGGATCAAGAGTTACATACAAAGAATCTGTATCAGATGCTAACACATAATCAACATCTTCAGTTTCTAAAATTTTATTCATATATTTGTTGACTGCCTTTTCAGCCCACCTAATAGAAAGTTGTCCTGCAACGGACACAGCCTCAGCATTTCTAACATCATAAAAGCGGAACCACTGATTTCCCAGAGCACCATAAGCTGAATTGAGAGCAATCTTGAGATTAACTTGAAGGTTGTAATATTGAGATAATTTATTTTTATCTGCTGCTCTTCCCTTCTTCTGTTCATCAATCAATAATTTCTTATATTTAACCCTGCCATCATACATCTTTTCCATAAGAGAAGGAAAAAATCCTTTATTCTTTCTAGTGTACACTGAACCATTTGGGGTCATTGTAATATTCTTCTCCTTGAGAAAGGTAGTATCAAATTCTCTATTAAGCATTGATTCTACTAATCCAGTTTCTTCATGAGTTCCTAACAAAGTTTCTGGAGAAATATTATATTGCATAATCAAGTGAGGATATAGAGAATTCAAATCAAAACTACATACCCACTTATGTCGACCCAATTGTGGTTCTTTTACATAAGCACCTTCATATACCTCGCTCTTCTCTTCATGTTTCTTTGGGGGGATTACAATATTATTTTCTCTCAAATGATTGTAACAAATACAATCCCACATTCTTACTGGACTAAACACATCATTGAAATTACACTTTGCCAAATATGCTAGAGATATTATCATCTCTAGAAGTTTCATTTTCTTTTCAAGATTTTCAACTAACACAACATCATGTACATTATAATCAATATACTTTTGAAAGTCTGTTCTATAAAGTTCGTGTAATGAATCTACTTCAGAATAGTCTAGTTTTTTTTCTTCCAATTCCACATAAGCAATGTGATTCAATGAATATGATTCTCTATTTACATATGTAAACTTTTTATATGCTTCCATATAATCAAGAGCAGAAACTCCTACTAATTCGTATACTTGCTGCCTTCTCCCTCCGATTCCTGTAATACTACTTTCTTTATACCAGCCCCAAGGTGAAAGTCTCTTTGCTGTTTTTTCACCAAGAAGGTTGACGATTCTATTAACAAGATATGGAATATCAAAAAAGCGAATATTCCATCCAGTTATTATATCTGGATAATTGCTAGACCAATCATTAATAAACTCTGTCAATAATGCTTTTTCATCAGCACACTTGATGTACCTTACGTCTGGTGCGGGGGTATAATCTCCGCAAGCATAAACTTTGAAATCATTATTAACTTTTATAGAAATAGCAAGAACTTCTTCACTAGCACTTTGAGCATTAGGAAATCCATGCTCAGAAGCTACTTCAATATCAATATATGCAGTTCTCATTTTTGAAACATCATAACTGATCATACCAGGATATTGATCAGCAATAAAAGCATATTGGTATTGGTCTATGCCAAACACATCTCCGGCATAATCTTTAATTGCTTGACGGGATTCTTTCATAGAACCCCACTTGATAGGAGAAACCTTTTTACCATCTAAGGTTTCCCATTTGGAAGGATTTTGGGAATGAACGTATAAGGTAGGTTTATAGGGAATTCTTGTTTGAAAAGATTCGCCCTGATTGTTCACTCCCCTTAATACAATATTGTCGCCAAAGGGTTGTACATTAGTATAAAACATTAATAATATTTTTGATAGGGGATTTCTAAATTGTCAAATGTATTATAACAGAATTTTATCTGTTTGTCAATCCATTGAATTCGTCTAAAATATGCACCAAATAAAAATAATACTTGGAGATATATTTTGAGGATGATACCTATTAGAAAATTTCTTACTTTTTTCACATCTTCTCCTATGAGAGAAGGCCTGTTTTATATTGGGTCTTCCCATTGACTCTTAGAGCCGTCATTGTTTTACTACGGTTGCTCCCATCAAGGACATAAGAACAATGTACCCATCCACTATTTGGGTCAACTCCATCATAAAATTCTAAGATGAGTTGGTCAAATATTAAATTCTCAGAAATCCATTTTGCGAGGTTTGGATTTGAAATTCTTGTGGATTCAAAGTCGGCAGCCTGACCATTACAATGCTGACTTGTTTTAGAACCACCTACTGCTTTATTTAATGCAGGAGAACGATATCCGCTATTGATACGAATAACTCCAAATTCTTCTCTTACTGGTTGTAAAATAAAATTACAGAGATTGACTAAATTGATAACGTGTTCTCTTGATGCATCATTTGATATACCCAAACGGTCGGCGGTAGAACTTTTTATCATTTCTTGATACCCAAAGTTTTTTGTTAGGTGGCCATTATAAGATGGTATCTTGACTGCCATAATATTCCTTCCTAAGATTTATCTATATCAATCGATCCAGTAGTAGGATCATATTTAACTGTAAATGTCATTTCTATTGGTTTAATTGTTCCATCCGCTTTGACTATTGGTAATTTACCTTCAATCGCACCCATTAATGCATCTTTAGTATTTGTAAAAGTATGATTTGGATCTGATTTTATAACCTTATCCAGTTCTTTTTTAGCACTTTCTGGAAGTAAATCATCTATCATACTTTCCACATGCTCTATTGCTAAATCTGTTGCTTTGTCTACGACAAGACTAGAAATAACATTAAATAATAATAAGGGTAACATAATTTTCCTTCAAATCAAAATTGATTATTATATTCTTCCCACATTTCAATACCACGTTGTGACATTGGTCTAACACCTTCTGGTTTTAAAACTTGCTCATCAAATTCCTCTCTTGAAAGATGTTCTTCAGCATCTTCCTCAATACCATCCCCATCATCAACTCCGCCTTCTTCATCTTCTTCATCATCGTCCTCATCTTCGTCTTCATCATCGTCCTCATCTTCGTCTTTATTATCTTCAGGCCAAGGTTCTACTTCTTCCTCGTCCTCTTCTTCCAAGATTTCTTCTTCAGCCATTGTATTCTCCTTAATTTAATTGATAACTTGTTGATCTTCAGGTTCAATTACCCCTTCTTCGGTTTCTTCGGTGCCTATTACTTTATTTAGTATCTCTGTAACCCATTCAGGCCCACGTTGTGTATCTGGAAACCCATCAACTGAAGCTCGGTATACAATATCACCACCAACTTCAATAATAATATCATCTTCTGGAATTTCTATACGTTGAACATCGCTTGGTTTACCTACAAGTTGTGGTTTGTGATTTGAGATACCTGCGGTGATTTGAATACCATGAGGAAACCCGTATTTTTCATTCATCATAATACGAACTGTTCTTCCACCTTCAAATACTGGTGCTCTCATTTTCTCAGGGATTTCCATATTTTCTAATCCCTTACCAGTTGATGTATCAAGAACTACGCCATCATCTTCTTCTGGTTCTTTAAAATCTTGTTCAACATCTACAGATTTTTCTTCATCACCAGTATTAACTTTAAAAACTTCTTTGTCTGCCATTTTTTTCTCCAATGGAGTATTAGAGGGGCTCCGTAGAGCCCCTGCGTCATAATTAAGAACCGATTTGAATCAGCCGTGGCTTTTTCTCATCAGGAATCACCTTTTCAAGATTGATAATTAACATACCATCCTTGAGATCTGCACCCTTTACAATGATATCATCGGAAAGTGTAAAATTGCGGAGAAAGTCTCTCCGAGCAATACCTTTGTGAACAAAAGAATCTTCACCATTCGTTTCTTCTTCTTTTTTAGAACGAATAGCAAGACTACCTTCTGTAAGTTCAACTTCAATATCATCTTTTGAGAAGCCGGCAAGAGCAATCTCAATGACATATTGAGCTTCGTTGATTTTCCGAATATTGTATGGTGGATACCCCGAATCACGAGTAGTGTCCATATCAAAAAACCGGTCAAAAATTGAATCGAATCCTACAGAGAATCCCATCATTTTTTGAAGGTCTTGGGGTGTAAACGCAGAGTGTCGTGCTAATGTAAACATAATTCCTCCTTATAAAAGCAAGG